CTCAACAGCGGTATAAGGAATAACCAATGCTTGGATTTAGTCCTCTAGCTTCTGCCGCGCTCGCGGATACCGGGGCTGCTTCTGAGCAGGTTATAACTACTGTAGACATTGTTGCAGGCGTACCTACGGTTGCGGCCTCAACGATGTCTCAGATACACACACTGGCGTCAGCAGGGATCACGTCCGGCGTGCCTATTGTTGCCGCCGCAACGGCCACGTCAGATGAGGGTTTAACATCCGTTGGGATCGTAACTGGAATACCTGTAATTGGCGCTCCCGTTATAACTGGCGCTCAAAGTTTAACGCCAATCGACATTACTACTGGCATCCCAACTGTTGACAATCCAACCTTGTCTAAAAATTCGACGCTGACAGCCACGGGGATCACCAGCGGCGTCCCAACTGTATCAAACACCACAGTCGTCCAGAGTAGCAACCTAATTTCTGTGGACATTGTTGCTGGCGTTCCAGTCGTCGGCGCTCCGAGCATGACGCAGGCTCACGTCATTGTCCTGAGTGACATTGTGACGGGTATTCCGCAGATTGGTCCGGCTAGCTTTAGGTGGACGGAGCAGCCCATTGCGGCAACAAATTGGACAGATCAATCAACGTCGGCAACAAACTGGACAGATCAATCAACAGCGGCCACGACTTGGACCGAACAGCAGGCGGCGTAGCCATCTCTGGCAAAGTAAGGTATAGTGGTCAAAATGGCCGATTTTAGAGGAACTTAAAATGGCAAATACAACAAATCAGGGTTGGTCAAAACCTACCGTCGGCGGCTCAGAGGACACTTGGGGTGCCACTATCAACACGACGCTGGACGCAATTGACACTCTGGTTGGGCCAATTACTGCTGCTGAAATTGCTAAACTGGATGGAATGACAACTTCTAAAGTGGAGTTGAACCACGTCACTGGTGTTACTAGCGCAATTCAGGGCCAGATCGACGCGAAAGCCCCAATTGCGTCCCCAACATTTACTGGCACCGCAACAATCCCAACTGCCGCAGTAACAACTGCTGCAATTACAACGGCTGAAATTACTACTGTTGACCTTGGCGACTGGACGATTACTCAATCAGGAACGGACCTTGTGTTTTCTCACAGCGGTACAGCTAGATTTAAATTGACTAGCGCAGGAGCATTAACGGTTGAGGGTGACGTCACCGCATTTGGAGATGCGTAATGACTTTACCAGCATCAGGAATAATAAAGTTATCTGACATCCAAACTGAGTTTGGTGGTGCTAACCCCATTGGACTGTCGGAGTATTATCGCGGCGGTGCATACGTCACGTCAAACAACACCAGCGTACCGACTAGCGGCGCAATATCTTTGACTAATTTTTATGGTGCCACAAATGTGTTTACATTCACAATATCGTCAAGCACCCAAGACGCTAACCTTAACACACTTGCGATAGCGGCAGGCTGGGACGGTTCTGCTCCCTTGATTTGCAACATATCTGCTGGAGTGTACGTCTGGTCTGATAGCACAGCCAACGCAGGTCTGATCGTGAGCGTACCCTGCACAATAAATAATTCAGGCTACGTCATAGGGAAAGGCGGAGACGCAAACGGCTACGCAGGCGGGGCAGCTATTTCCATTACATCGTCTGGAGTAACACTTACAAACAATTCAGGCGCCTACATTGCAGGCGGCGGCGGCGGCGGCGGTAGCGGCGGGGCAGTCACCGGAGGCGGCGGCGCTGGCGGCGGCGCATCTGGGTATTATAACGGTGGATCAATCGGCGGCGCAGGAGCAGGCGCAGGCGGCGGCGCTTTTACTTATGGAGAATACGGGAACGGTTTTAGGTCGGCAGGCGGCGGCGCAGGCGGCGGCGGCGGCGCGAGGGATGACACAGGTAGCGACACCACGACACAGCAAGGCTCTGCTGGAGGCCGGGCTTTACCGGGTACTGGCGGTAGAGGTGCAAGTTGTTATGCAATTGGGGGCTATGGTGGCTCTGCTGGCAATGTAGGGGCAAATCGCGTAACAAACGGGGACGGCGCTGGCGGCGGCGGAGGCGGCTGGGGCGCTAACGGTGGGCAGGGGTCTTCCGGCGGTGGCGGTGCAGGCGGCGCGGCAATATCTGGGACATCTCCGACGCTAACCAACAACGGCACTATTTACGGGAGTACAGTATAATGGCACTTATTCCCCTCAAAATTCCGGCAGGCTTTTACCGCAACGGCACTGACTACGAGGCGTCTGGCCGATGGCGTGATGGAAGCCTTGTCCGTTGGCGTGACGGATCGTTGCGCCCAATTGGCGGGTGGCAAGAGCGCAAGGCCAGCTTTAGCACAAATCCAATTCGCGGGATGCACTCTTGGGAGGCCAACGACGGCACTGCTTGGCTTGCTGGTGGATCGCACACAGAGCTAAACGTAATGACAGGATCAAACACTGTCACTGACGTTGCCCCTGTAGACCTTGCTGCTGGCAGAGCCAACGCAGAGGTTGAGACTGGATACGGATATGGGTTCTATGGGACAGGTTATTACGGACAGCCTAGACCTGATTATGGTAACTATTCAGAAGCTACAACTTGGAGCCTCGACAACTGGGGCGAATATCTTGTCGCTTGCGATAGCTCTGACGGTAGAATTTTAGAGTGGCAGCTCAATGTTGCCGTTAAGGCAGCAGCAGTAGCAAACGCCCCTATCTCGAACTCTAGCTTGATTGTTACGGAAGAGCGGTTTATTTTTGCCCTTGGTTCTGGCGGCAATCCCCGCAAGATTTCTTGGTGCGACAGAGAGAATAACACGCTATGGACCCCAGCGGCAAATAACGAAGCTGGCGACATTGAGCTGCAAACCTCCGGCCAAATCATGCTGGCAACTCGCACCAAAGGCCAGACGCTCATTCTAACAGATGTTGACGCCCACACGGCTCGCTACCAAGGGCCACCCTACGTCTACGGGTTTGAGCGCGTCGGTACTTCCTGCGGCGTCATATCTCGAAAAGCCTCTGCTGACGTTGACGTTGGCGTTTTTTGGATGGGCCAGCGTGGGTTTTATATGTTTGACGGGAACTCTGTAAATGAGCTTCCATGTGAAGTTCACGATTACGTTTTTGGTGATATGAACCCGGCCCAGCAAAGCAAAATCTGGGCTTGGAATAATGGTCAGTTTGGTGAGATTTGGTGGTTTTACCCATCCGAAAGTAGCATTGAAATTGATCGCTATGTTGCGTTTGACTACAAAGAGCAGCATTGGCTCATTGGCAATCTTGACAGAACCTCTGGCGTTCAGCGCGGCGTGTTTAAGTATCCGTTTATGACCAACGATGACGTTGATTTAATTGAGCATGAGGTTGGGTTTAACGTAGACAGCGCAAGCATATTTGCTGAAAGCGGTCCTATAAGCGCAGGCGCTGGTGACAACATTTTAAATATTACGCAGGTAATACCTGACGAGGTAACTCAGGGAGATGTAAGTTTAACCTTTAAAACTAGATTCTACCCAAATGACGTTGAAAGGTCTTACGGGCCATACAACCCGGCAAACCCGACTTCCGTTAGGTTTAGCGGCAGGCAATTCAGAATGAGAATTGACGGAACTGAATTAAGCTCTTGGAAAGTTGGAACAATGAGAGTTGAAGCAAAGCCGATGGGCAAGCGCTAATGGCAGCCCCAGTACTCCCACCACTCGGGCCTGATTGGGCGCAGTGGGGCAGGCAGCTCTCAAGCTATTTGTCTCGCCAGTTGCCGCGTTTGTTTACTAAAAGCACAGGTGACAACCCGTCTGAGAATGGCATTATACTTTGGGACGAAGTAAACGGCTATCCGGTTGTGTCAAAAAACAACGAGTGGCGTCAGGTTGTATTAGAAGATGGCCACGCAAATTTCATACTTACATCTGACGTAACTCCGGCATTGGCCAATACTGCTTATAAGTTGACCTACGACGCGCCTGTTGGGAATAGCGGCATTACTCAAGGCACTCCGCCATCTAGGATTGTGTTTGAAGAAGCTGGTGAGTACATCCTATCTTTCTCGGCACAAATATCATCTACTTCTGCCAGCACGGTGCATTTTTACTTTTGGCCAAGCGTAAATGGAACTGCTGTTGCTGACAGCGCCATGGCAACGGCCTTGCATCGAAATAACGCCACTGTTGTTGTGTCACGAAGTCAGATTTTTACTGTAACCGCTGGAAGTTATGTTGAGGTCAATTATATGATTGATAGCACAAGCGGCTTTCTAAATTACACGGCAGCATCTTCCCCCGTACCAGCGTTGCCTGCGTCCACTCTTTCGATTACGAGGCTGCATGGATAGCGCTTTAGAAAAATGCCGGACGTGGGTCGAAGATGCCTTGTCGTATTGCGATGGCACCCACGCTTGGGAAGATATCGAAAACGGCATACATACAGGGGCCATGCAGTTATGGCCTGCGCCGAAGGGGTGTATAGTTACTGAAATTGTGGTATATCCCAGAAAGAAAATTATTAATATCTTCTTAG